TGTCTGTAACAGTAATAAAACAATCGGTGTAGCCTTCCAATTCAGAAAAATATTGCTGGCTCATTACGAACTCCCTGTAGTACGAGTAGGCGTTCCGCTCAAGCGAATCGAAGGCGAATGTTCAATCTTTCCTGTTGCACTTGCCGAAATCGAAAAACCTGTAATAAAACCAGTTGCCCAAGAATACTGCACCCAAGCGCCAGTTTCGTCTGTGATTTTTACAACACAAGTGCGAGTTGTAGGCGCAACAGCGTCAACACCCAAAATGTTATCAAGGGCCTGCGACCAGTCACCACCCAACGACAAATTGTATTCTGCCAACGAAGGAGAATACTCTGCCACTGTGGAAGCCAAATCTGTGGCCTCAAGCTCCTGAACCGTTGCAGCCAATTCAACAGTGTTGAGATACGCCGTAATATTTTGGCCGTTATAAATAAATGTGATATTCCCTGCACCACGAACTGCCATATTTCATTCCTCCTAATCTTTGATTACCACTACTGATATTGTTACACTGGACGTTCCGCCCAAACTAGTAACATCAATATTAAAATAAGGGCCTGCTGGTGTTGACAAACTAGCTGCGCTCGCCCCCTTTCCAGAAAACGTGAAGCTTGCCTCAGAAGCCCAACCAGTTGTCCCGTTGGCACTTGTTTTAATGTCAAACGTTATGTTTCCAGTGCGGCTTCCAGTCCAACCGTGCAAAAAGCAGAAAATTCTGCCAGTGCTAGACGTGGTTACGCCAACGTTCTGAACAGCCGTAGCCAAGCCTGTAGCGGAGCGTACTGCTTTGTAGAACAACATTTTCCCTCTACGAACACCTTCCCTTCCCTTAAATGTGCCGTTCATAGTGATAAGGCCATCTGTAGGCGAAGTGTGCGTCAGCCCTAAGTTGCTTGCATTTTCTGCTACGTAAGCAGGGCAGGGGAGCGCTGTGTAATCAAAAATTGCCACAGCGGTTTTGTTGTTCGCCCCAAGTGCGTTGTACAGGGCCACTTCCTCGCCGTCAACCACACCGTTAAAATAACCGTCAATGGAAATTCCGCCTTGACTCATACCAGGACGGTATTCCATGACATTTGAACATAAAGTTGTTGCGTCGTATTCTCCAACTGTTTGCTCAACAGTTAGGGTACTTGTTACACACGACAAGTCAACCTCATTCAAAAATATACGGGCTTTATTGCCCGCCAATGCTGTCATAAATCACCCCCATTACGCAGGCGCAGGAATACCTATTTTGAAAGAAGCCAAAGAAAAAGTGTTACCAGATGTTACAACCTGACTTGCAGACAATGCACCCGTAGCCAGAAGGCGAGAATTTGTTGGGTCAGAAATTGAAAAATGTGTAGCTGTTCCGCTTCCTGTCACAGAGCCATCAGAAAACGAAGCGACCGTCACTTCACGCCCACCACCTGCACGAGCAGCAGGCGCACCAATGGACAGAGAGGTTTTGTTACCCAACGTGTACGTGGACGTTGCCGCTGTATAAGTTGCTGGTTCCTGGCTGCAAATATCGAGGCGTGTACCTTCTGTGTCTAAAACTGTAAGACCGTTGTCATAAACACGGTCATTAAGTGTTGCCATTATTCCTCCTAATTAACTGTATAATTTCCATTCCTCTTTGGTACATACAGAGGAACTTTTCTAAAAGCTGTGTGAGTTTTACGTGTTATTACCCTCTCGCTACTCATAAACAAGTTAGGGCTTCCAATAACAACACCCAACGTCATTAGTATATCCGCTATTAAATTGTGCCGCTGTGAAATAAATGTTTCATCAACGTCAACAATATCTGTATTTATACTTTGAGATTGAAGTGAATGATTTTGAGCTAAAGAGGTATTTCCAAAAGCTGCAACACCACTTTCAACATCAAGGGCTTCAAAATTGTATGTAGACGCCGTAGAGGGCGATTCAACGAACGAAAGTCCAGTAGTTATATTGTTGGCGGCATCCCCCGTTGTTACAATCGAGAGATTTAATGTTGTCATGTATTACTCCATAGAAACAATCAATTGGTTAACATCGACGTTCAGTTAACTCAAAATTCTTCCGTACATAGGCCAAGGCAAAAGTGGGGTGTTTGTCAAAACACGATTTTCGTATCTGTTTTGAAGGCGTGCCCCTTCCCCAACTGGAAGCGAAGAATTTTGAATATTACTGTTTGTGATTGTTTGCACACCAGTCGTACCTATTAAAATATTCCCGCCCTGAGAACGTTCCCTCGGCAGTTGCCATCCCCACCACAGCGACTTGCGATAGCCCAATTTCCAGAGCCTCCGAATTGAGCCGTTGTCGAGAATGTGTTGGCAAAAGAAATAACAACCTTGTCGCTATTTTCAAATCTATCGTCAAAATTTTGGAGCCTGAAGTGCAAGCCTGAATTTGAAGAAACGAGGCGAAGCGTCACAAAATTTGTATCAAAAACATAGCCACCGTCAATCATTGTCCAGTTGTTCGCATCAAGTAACGGCGAGCCGCTAGGAGCGCCTATAAGGGGCACATTTACAGTATGTGGTGCTGCACCACTATAAACGGGTGTAGGAGGGCTTGTAGGCGTTCCTGTGGGCGTAGCGGGGCTTGTAGGAGTGCTTGTAGCCGGAACAATTATGGCTGTTGGCGGAACAACCGTTGGTGTGGTTATAAGGCAGCGAACAACACCGTTTGCGCCATCCTTTATACACTTCTAAAAATACACGATACAACAAAATAGGAATTTGTCTCTACATCTTCAAAATCTTCCTTGATTGTCCAAGATTCAAGAGAAAGTTGTGATGCGTTCAATTCAAGGGCAGCGTGAAGCCTGTCCATCATAATTCTGGTCAACCTGTACAATTCCTCAGTAGTGTTTTGGCGAGACACGCCGACCAAAATAATAATCTCTCCACTCACAAACTGAGGCCCACCGTTGAACGAAAGCGTACTTATGTCTAGGCCAGTTTCCAAATTTCTTAAATACAAATAGGGGAGTTGCGCCGACGAAACAATAGTTGGTGGAAATTCCTTTTTGGTCTTTACGCCCTCTATGCTCATTGCTATCAATTTTGGTGTAATTTCTTGTATTGCAGCCATTAAATTACCTTTCTATAAAAACGTGCAATAGCCTCAACATCGGAGGGCAGAGAGGCTGGCAGAATCATGGCGTTAGACATAGCTACTGGTCTGTCTAATTCCATAGCGTTGTCCTTCTGCTGATAAAGCCATGCTGTCAAGCGAACGATAGCGCCAAAAACATCTTCTGGCACTTCGTCATCGTAGCCCCAGGAGCCTTCCACCTCAATACTGTTTTCAGGCGTTTCCTCGTACTGGTTGAAACTAAAATTACTGGAATCTTTAATCTTAATAACGTAGTGAGGCATAGCTCCTGTAAGGAAGTATTCATTGGCAGGGACAACCTCACCGTCAATTGTAAGGGAATCTATCGTCAACAAGTCGCCACTGCGCAAAAACATTCGCTTCCCGTTAATCACTTCTTCACTGTTTGCGTCAAAATAGCGTGTTTCAGTTTTGGGGATGAACACCCTTCCGCACATGTTTTCAAACGTCGCAATGGCACGCTTTAATGTGGCTACCAAAAGAGCGTCTTGCTGAGAATTTTCAATCCCCAAATAATGCTTTACATCTTGATATTGTGGATAGCCACTTGCCATTTTTAACCTCTTTTGCCTCTAGGCTTGCGTTCAGGGTCAAGATTTTCAATTTCAGAAAGTCCAGCACCGCCAACAAATTCCTCCAAAGATTCAATAATAGAAATAATTCCGCTTTCTATTAAGCGTTCCAATCTACTTTTGGGGAAATCTTCTGGCACTGTACTTCCTTTCAAGAAACCCTTATTTTCTGGTGTAACATACTGGCGTTCAAAAACGTATTCCATAATTTTCTCCTTTAAGAACAAAAAAGGCTAGGCCCTTGCGAACCTAGCCTATTTGAAAACGACGATTAAAGAACCTGAAGAACATCCGACAGATTTTCGTCAGCACCCTTTCCACTGTTGTTGAACCCAATCACAACACCACCCGACGTGGCATTGGCAGTACCGGCAACAATTTTAAACTTCACGTAGCGTTTGCCAGCGGCAGCAACATCGGCTTCCGTAACATGCACAACAACAATTTTATTGTCGTCGGTTGCCTTTACAAGCTGTGTAGCAGCCTTACCAGTAAGCGCCGTGTACGTTCCACCGCTTGTAGTCGAAGCAACAGCCGAAACGTCCAGCGTGCCGCTAGTCCCCAACGTGCCGCTCTGAGCGACAAACATCAGTGCATTAAAATCCTTCATATCAATCGCAGCAGTCAGCACACCAGTCGCACCAGCAGTAATAGCTTGCGGCTGAATTACACCAACAACAGCGAAGTGGTCATTCACCTTACCCTGAGTAATCATTTTTCAAAATTCTCCTGTAAATAATATGTATTGTTTTTTCTTACGTGTTCTGAGCAAAAATAGAAAGGTGGAAGTAAGGGAATATATGTTCGAGCAGCATCGTTGTTGGTTGTTGTTTCGAGAACGTCAATTACTCTATGACAATCATCGGCTACCAAAAATCCACTAACAATCAATGGCTTGCCACATACATGACAACGTGCGTCTGTTTTTATACTTGTTTTCAAAAAAGCCATACTTCCACCTTTCAGTTTTTAGTTAGCAACCAGATACAGGAAGGGCGAAACAGTGTAGCTGCCCTGCGGGTCACTCAAGGTAATCGCGTTCAGAAGCCAAGGGCGACCGTCGTTGCGCTGGCGGAAGCGCCACACACCAACGTCACGAGTAAAGCCAACTTGGTCAGAGTAAGCGACCGAAAGGCCAGCTTTCTCAAACATCAGATAGCCACTCAGGTCAGCCAGCAGAACCGAACCAGTGTTACCAATCTGAGGCATGTGTTCCGACACGAGAATAGGATAGCCGTTCAGAACGTTCGTAGGGCCAGCCTGAATGTTGGCCTGCCACACATTGTCAGTCCCGTTAGCCATCTTCATAATCTTAGGCCACACGGACGGATGGATAATCCACACAGGCGAGCCGCCGACACTCTTGAAGCGACTGTACATGGACGCAACATCGTCCCACTTGAAGTCGCCCGTTGTCGTGTCACCAATACCAATAGCTGCATCAGCGTTCAGAATACCGAGCGGTTCACCGACACCGGAGCCACGCAGAACATTGCGCTCATTACGAGCCGCAATAGCCACCGAGAACAGGCCACGCAGGAGGGCTTCAATAGCGAAAGGCGAATCTTCAATCAGTTCGTTTTCCACTTCCGTCAACCCACCAACCTTGTTCAGACGCCAATTAAGCTTGCTGAACTTGGGTTCCGTCTCAGTGAACGTAGCGCCAGGAGCCGTATACGCAGCCGTAACGCCAGCAGCATAAGCGGTCTGACCAGAGCCAGCAGTAGGCGTGAAATACTGGTCGAGAGCAGGATACGTGCCGCTCTCACGAGCCACAGGAATGTGCTGAACACGACCGTAAATCTGATTTTGCTGTGCAGCAACTTGCAGGAGATTCGTGCTATATTCCTCTGGAACAAGGAAGCCACCCGAAGCGCCGGAACCTTCGCCCAAGTCCTTTGTCGAACCGTAAATGCCAGCTAAACGCTTCTCATCGCCACGCTTGACAGCCACCAGGAAGTCGCCAAAATTCTTAATATTGGAATCCTTAACGCCACCATCAGCGGTCACATAGCCAGCCTTAGCAGCGGGAGTGCTTTCAAGAACACCCATAATTTTAGCAAGATTGGCTTCAAAAGCATCCAGTTGCGCCTTAATAGCCCCTACCTCGCCAGTGCCAGCAGTTTCCTGCTTAACGTCATCACTCATTTTTCCCTCCGTTACAACCGTAACATTTTCAAAATTTTTCGTAATATTTTCTTTATCTTCAACAGGCGACTCAACATTTGGCACTGGCTGTTCACCCTCTGCGCCCTCAAGTAAGTCCTTGGCCCATTTATTAAAATCTTCATTTTCTTCCATAGATTCAGCGAGAGCCTTAATTTCACTCACGCCAAGTGTGCGAAATTCTGCGGGAGAAACTGTCGCAGAAATTTCACAAATCTGCCAACGTTTAATCGTCTTACTCCCATCATCACGCAAAATTGTTTGAGGCAAAGCACCAGTGCTTAATCCAATGCGCCCCTTCTCTGCGAGTTTCCGAATGGCCTCAACGTAGGCATTGCTGCGCTTAAGGTTTAATTCAAAGAAAACACCAATATCATCCGTTTTAACCGGCGTAGCCCAACCCAAAACATCATTAAGCGTGCCCATGTTGTGTTCCCAAAGTACGGGAACACTTTTCAAATTATCGAGAAAAAATTCAGTGTCTTTGGCAAATTTTTCTCCGTGAAGGTCTGTGGTGTCAAAAATTACACCGTAACCCTCAAGAACAACCGCCTCATCACTAACAGATTTAATAGTAACGTCCATTCGTGTTATACTCTCCTTGTGGCGCAATATCGGCCACTTTTTATACAGTATCAAAAAATTCTGAAATTAGAGGGAAAAATAATGTTTAAGTTTCTTGAAAAACGTGGTGTTGATATTTTCCTGGTTATAACACCAGAAAATATATACGCAGTGTTTAATTTCAAACGTCCACGTAAGAAAATGTTGAAGGGACAGCGTTTATTTTGCGCAAAAATTTTTGTGGGAGAGTTAAGTATTCAAAAATTCTTTGATGAACTTCGCAACTGGCTTGAAACTACAACTGAAGATTATTTGTTAGAAAGACTGGATGACTCCCCAAATAACAGTAGGCCAATAATTAACATAACACCACGCATAAAAATAGATTTTAATGTTGTTGAGGAAGAAGTAGCTACCTTGATTTCTTCACAATATCTTTCATAAATTCTCTAAAAATTTTCGTTGTTTCTTCTCTAATTAAAGGCTCCCACTTTTCTACAGTAAGCCACCAAGGAGCGTGAAAACTAGATTGCTCTAGTCCTTGAACAAATTTTGCATATTTTATATCATTATTTTTCAAAGAATAGCGTACAACTATTTTACTTCCTTTAGTTAGCTTCCCTTCCCATCCAGTTTTAAGGCCGCCCCTATCACCCTTTCTTTTATATTTTGAGCCAGGGCGGTATAGAGTAAAACTTTCCTTTCCTTCTCTCCAAGAGCCGTCGTAGGGAGGATATGAGCGCAAAGCAGCTTTCGCTATTTTACCTGCATCACGCATAGGCTTGTCTAATTCTTCCAAGTCTTTTCCCAATTTTAGAATTTTCTTTTTATATTGTGGCATACCATAGGCACGCACGTTAAAAGAAACTCCACTCATAACAACCCCGCAAGCAAGCGCAAAATTCTCCCATCAACCATCGGTAAAATCTGACAGCGGCAGCGAACATGCACAGGAATGGCAGGTTGTCCCCCCAATGGGTACACACGACCGTGTAAAGGCCCACAGCGAGGGCAAACACGCTCATCACGCATTGTCACCCAACGAATGTATTGAACGAGTTTTGTGTTGGCGTAGACAATGTAAGCGGCTTGTGTGATTACGGCGATACTTTCGTTTTCTGCAATCAACAATGCACGTTCCAGAGACGCTGATTTCAAAATTTCTTCTTGAAGCCATTCTCTGCTTAATCCACCACGCTTATATTCTTCAATCGTCGCCTTGACTTTTCTGAGACTTGCAGCCATCACCAAGTTGTAAACCTCAAGCGCCCTTCCAGTCGCCCAATCCCTTGCTTGGAAACGACTTTCTTCGGGGTCAAAACCAGGATAGAATTGATTAACTTTCTTGACAGCAACCTCGACGCCAAAATCTGCATAAGCCAAAAGTGCGGCATATATCGCAGATTTTAACTGTGCGCTGTTGCCGTAAAAAATTGTTTCAAAATCTGCCAGCAATTCAGTGTCGTCAATGTTCGCATCTGTTCGCAGCAAACTTCCAAGTTGTAGTGTAAGTGCGCTTTGTATTGCCTGCGAATGTTCCTCGTCTAATTCACTCAATCCCTCTGGTTCTTCCCCTTCCAAATCGCCATACGTCTGCATGGCTTTTAGAGAAGGCTTACTCAACGAAAAAGGGGCCTGGGCGATGCCACCACCTCGCTTGTCTACAAAAATCTTGTAGACCAACAGCTTTTCTTCCTCGTCCAAAACATCTGTTTCAAATTCTTCAATATCAACGTCAGGGCCACGATTCTTGAGCCACTTTTGGAGGCGCTTAACTTCAACAAATTTCAAATTGTTATCTTCTGCCGCTGCATCGTTTGGCTTCGGAGCCTTTGGAGCTTGCTTTGGCTTTTCACCCTCCCCTTCTCCATCTCCACCAACCAACTTTGAGTTTAACGTAACAATGCGCTCTTTTTCCTTAAACTGACGCTCCCTTTCTTCCGCAGCATATTTATCCAAATCTTCGTAGGAAATTCCCTCTGGAAGCGTAACTCCTGCAATGCGAGCGGCTACGCTATGGGGAAGAAGGGCTTCGGTATATGTGGTGAAGATTTTTGAAATAATTTCACCAGCCTCTTTGAAAGCAGGCAGCACCCCAAAATTAAACCTGAATTGAAGCCCGAAGTCTGCGAACAATTGAGAATTCAAAATTGTTTGGATATACTTGGCGCGTGGAATGACTGTGTAGTTCAAGAAATTCTTTTCTTCGGTAGGGCCAGCGGTGTAACTTGAACTGGTATCACCAAAAAGCATAGAGTAGGGAACGCCCATTGCAGTTGCAATATCCTTGCGGCGTGATACCAGAATTTCGGTTTTTTCACTCTCTCCCGCCCCTTCACCGATGACTTCCGCTTCCACGTCACCAGAGATAACTTCTGTGTTATACGCATTTTTCTTTCCCGACATAAAATCTTGCCAAAATTCACGCAGACGATTTCGTTCCTTGGGGGGCGTTGAGCGGTCAACTTTCAGAATCGTTGCTTTGACAGCGCCACGTTCATAGAACTTGCTGACAAATTCTTCATAATTCAAAATAACGTCTGCCGACTTGATTGCAGCCAAAACTTGTGGAATATCGGGCGTCAATTCTGCAAGAGGGTGCTGTACCCAAAAATAAACAATTTGTTCGTTTCCCAAATCAATCGAGCCACCATTATTCCCCAAGTTGCGCTTAAATCCGACGATGCCTTTTTGAGAATCATAAACAGGGTCAATATACGGAGAGGCAAGCCAGCGTAAGCCAAGCATTTTGGAAGTCAGGGATTTATCCTTCAACCAAAAGGCTTCTGAGGATAAAAGTAGGGATGCCTCAGTTAGATAAAGTAGATTAGTGAGATTATTAACCCACTCATATCCTGGCTTCTCCCAAGCAGTTTCGGAGTCGATGAAAACTTCGTCTCCCTTCAAAAGTGTAAATGGAAGCCCTGAAACCGCAGCACTACGAATATCTATGCAACGATAGACGACTCCGATAACATCACGGTAATTTGACGAGCGCACCAACTCGCCCTGTTTGTTCCTGGAACGCATGGCTGAATCTACAGATGTGGAGCGCCAAAGTGCGTCGTTGTTCAAATCAGACAAACTTACAGCCTTATTTACTACAGGCGAAAGTAATTGATAATCAGATATTTTCATTCAAACCTCTATGTGTAATTAAAGCTACATTAACCAATTTGATGCCCCCCTCAATTCACTCCATCCCCAAAAAGTAGCGTCGGCCAAGTCATAAGGCTTTTTCACCCCAAGTCGCAAAAGAGCAGCTTCCAGGTCGAGATAAGTGTTTTGTTGATTGATAACGTGGAAAATTTTCCCAAGCTCGTAATCAACTAACATTAAAGCGGCCCTCTCCAATTTCCCACCCGTAGCTCCGGTTGCTTTTACAATTTCAAAACCTGGAATACGGTCATCACTCAAGCCGGATTCTTCCACGATGGATTCCCAAAGAGTTTGCCATAAAAAGTCTCCCTGGTTCCCCTCACAGCGCACAAGGTCACAATTATATTTAATCGCAAAATATAGGGCTTTTCTCAAAGTAAATTCAGGCGTGGCCCTCTTTTCCCAGGAATCTAAAATATAAATTTTCCCTTCATCATCAATTCCAGCAACACAAATTCCATTGCTGTCGCTCCTGTCTGTCTCGCTAACCGAAGGGTCAATCGCAATTACTTTTCTCCATAGGGGCGGCAAATCTTTTTGGTTAATTCGCTTAAAAGTAATGCCTGCGAACAAACTTCCTTCATCAATATATTCGTGCTGAAATTCGCTCCGAAAAGCAGTAAGCCCAATTTCATCAACAATCTCCCTGCACTTTCCCAAATCAAACCCCGCCCAAGTTGGTTCGCCATCAATTACAATTTTACCTGCCGCATCAGTTGACCAGGAGAAATTTTGAAGGGCAGGGAAGGGGCCGCTGAGAATACGATTTTTCAAAAATGGCGGCGTAGATTGTGCAAGTTGAGCAAACACGCCCGTGTCAATAATCATGTTTTGCACAAACAGGGCTATCGCATCTGGACTTCCAGCGGGCAAAAGAGAAGTTGTAATTGTATCAATTTTCTTCTGCGTGATGGCAGGAGAATCCCCCTTGGCGTCAATGTCGTCAAAGACAAAAAAATCTGGGCGTGACGACATGATTCTTGTGCCACGCTTTGCCGTATCGAGGCCGATTGCATCAATTACGAAGTTGTTACCGCAATAAAGTCGGTTTCGCCTCCACCCCCTACTGTGGCCTTCCTTGGACACCTTTGGAGCAGAAAACGTTGGATAGTAAGAAGCCAAAATCGGGGACTCAATCATGGAGCGAATTGCAAGAAGGTGAGAATCTGCGAGTTCTTGTGTTTCGGAGACATACAAAACATATTTACGCTTTTCTCTTGCTCCCAACATAACCGTAATTGTTTCGCAAAGCGTACTTTTTCCAAATCCACGACTAAGAATCGACACCAGCGGGGCCGAACGAACCCCAGGTTCTATTCCCCACCCCCACTCCAACATCTGTTTGTGAAATTCCCCCATAGGTCGGGAGAAAATATCACGATAAATTGCCAAAACCCAATCTAGCGGATTATCGGGAGCAGAGAGCGCACTGTTTTTAGCAGCCTTAACCTTTAATTTATGGAGTTTTGCTTCTTCAAAAGCCCTTTTATCTAACAGTTCTGCAATTGGCATAAATACCACTCCATGTAACGGGTGAAACTTTGTTTTGTTGCCGGAATCTTAAAGCTTCCTAAAAAATCAAGGTGATATTGGAAATGGTGTTTCCGGCACAAACAAACTCCATTTTGCGTGTCATAGCGAAGATGCTTGTTGTCCTTAAAACTTTCAACATGATGAGCCTCTACACTTTCATTTGAACCACAAAAAAAGCACCTATTTCCAAAAATCTCCTTGACTTCTCGCTTCCATTCTTGCATTAAACTACTATTGCGCATAAACCTAGTCTGCTCTCGTTCTTCTTGGGAAAGGTCGTGTTTGTATGCGGGGTTCTTTTCTCCACTTCTGTCCCGCCTTACACAGCCACAAGATTTTGTGTTGCCATGTTTTAGGGCCTGGGCGTCTGCAACAAAAGATTTTCCACAAGAACATTCACACTTAGCACGTAAAACTTTTCGTCCCTTACTATCAATTCTTGGTTTAGAAAATCCAACCACAACGGCCTCACCGTATTTTTTACCCAAGACCTCGTTCATGGTTTTAAGCGTTCTTAAACACCCGTTACAATATGTGTTACCTGTTCTTGTAACGGAGTGCATTGTTACTTCCTTTTCACCCTTACATTTTGGGCACACTCGTATAACTTTATTTTTAGTCCATTTTCCAAAAGAGTTTATATAACTTTTATCGTTTTTTAACCAACAATCTTTATTTATTTTATACACCGTTAAGCGCCTTTGTTTTCCAGTAAATATCTGTTCACAGTCAACAAACCCTCATCCCCAAATTCATCAGCAATTTCTTGTGGAGTGACGAGTCCCTTTTGCAAAAAATTTGCCACTTGAACATACCAATCCACCTGGAACTTCTCAGGCGAATCAAGCCCAAGCATCTTGCGCCGTTCTCTGGAAATGTCCAAGGCTGCATTAACAGCACGAACATCCCCCGCCTTGGCACTTTCCCAAACGGCGTTGAGAAGCTCATCGAAGCGACCAAGTTCTATATTTACAGCCTCCGCCGCTGTCTCACTAATTTCGTCCCTTATCTGCGCCAAAATAGCAGCGCAATCTGCATAAACTTGCTTTGGCCCCCAATTCTTCGGCAGAGATGACGGGGCGAAAGTTTCCCTCATCTCCCTCGCAATCGCTTCATACGAAAAACCTTTCAAACGCCGCTCCCAAACGTGGGCACGACGTTCTTCATCGGTCATTTCCGTAAGCATGAGCGATGTAGGAATTGTATGCTCAACAGGGATAACCTGCGGGGCCTTAATTCGTATCGCTCTCTTTTGATTCACGGCGAGCCTCCAAAACTGCCCCAATTACAAGGGCGATGGCGTTTACAGTCGCCAAAATAGTTCCCACAAGTTCAACAGAAACGTTTTGAATATCGGCGCTTGTAAAGCGAAAAACACCAAGACTGACCAAAATAGTCATTACATTTGCTACTACCAGCGTGATTACTGCCTTATTCGCAGTTATCGCCTTAACAACACGACCAGCACGCTCCCAACTCCACTTATAATTCATTGCTTCCTCCGATTCTCAAATCAACAAATTCTGAAATTTCAGGCATAACCATGAGCGCACCGTTAAACGATGCCTCTATGTCCCAATCAACTTTATACCGCTTATAAAATTCATACACAAAATTAGAAAGATATGCCGAATCTATTTCTTCGTAAACCATAATGACATAGCGAACAATTCCCAAAAGTTTGTCTGACACACTTTGATTGGAGCATGTAGCCAAGAAAATCCCCCGCACTCCATCAAGAATTTTAGATAATTCAAATCTGTCCACCAAGTCCGTATCCAAAAGAATTGCATCGCCGCCCCCATGCGAACTTATATGAACAATGTCGTACAAGTTCCCGTCACTGCGCCGCCTGTGCAATTCCATACGCAAATCCTCAAGGTTCGCATTTTTAATACGAAAAAATGAAACCCCCGCCTTCCTCAAGGCATTACGGTCTTGCTCCCCAAAATCATCCGTACCATACACTAAAAGTACAGGGCGGGAGGGAACTTTGGCAGGCGTTCGCAGTGTTTTAATTTCTGCTTTCAAAGGTTCAAGCTGGCGGGCGTTAACCTCTGTTATTCTATCTATCAATGTATTAACTAATAACTCCATTGACCGCAATTTATTTTCTAAGTCTTTGGCGTAATTTTCTAAACTTCTTACTTTTTCTTTTAGTTCGTGAACTTCCTTATCTTCTATATTAAGAGCAGAAAACATTTGCGCTCTGTTTTTTACTAAGATAATGGTTAATATTACAAAAAGTAAAACTAAAACAAAGATAACGAAAAAATGCAGGGATGGGACATCCCAAAACATTAACTGGCCGAAATACATTACAAAACCCCCTGATTAAAAAAATAGCATGTTTGTTTTATTCATGCTTGACAATGAGTGTTTAAGTGTGAGATAATACACCTGTGGCGATGTGCCACGATTATAAAAAGGAGAAATGCTGTGAAAAAATTTGTAGTGGTTGACCTTGATACATCGTTGTATTTAGTGCCCAAAACTGTTCGGGATTATAACAAGCGAATAGAAGGTGGAAATTTTGATGAGGCCCGCTTATTTAACAATAGGAGTTCTGCTAGACAGGCGGCAAATCGTTGGAAGCCAAGGGTGGATATTGCGGAGGTTGATGTAACCCTATCTCTGAAAACGCCACTAGCGAAACCTGAGCCAACACCATCATTTGGTGGTGTGGGGGTCTTGAAATTTAGGGATGTTGCGCAGTTTTACAGAACTAATTATTCCGTTGACTTAGTGGGAAATAGGGGAGCGGAATGTGTTTCAGACGCCCCCATAATCCAATTTTTGGAAAATAATAATAAATTTCTAAGAGAAATGGTTAACGGTAATAATATCTTGATTAATGAAAAATGTTTTGAAAAAGCCCCCATAGGAATGAAATTGATCGCAAAATATTTAATAGATGAACTTGGAGTTGACTCCCCCGTTGGAAAATTTTGCCTGTTTGAAATAGACTGGAAAGATGAAGATGGAAAAATCCGTGCGGATTACTAGAAAAAATAACTTCTACCAAAATCTAGGGGCAGCGTGCGTGGTATGCGGCCAGACAGAGCCGCTGTTCCTAGACTTTCACCATGTGGGAGCGAAGAAGTTCAAAATCTCCACCCTCCTGAATCGCTCCCTCTCCGCCCCCTACTCTAATTGGCCCCGCCTTCTCCAAGCAGAATTAGCAGAGTGCGTGCCTCTCTGTGTTTTGTGTCATAGAAAGATACACGCAGGATGGCTTGAACTTACTAAAGAGCAGTTGGAGAGGCGGGTTGACTTTCAAAATTTAGAGGTGTTTACGTACAAAAATTAGTATACAGCTAATAAGAAGAAGGGGGGAGGAAATTTATATATGTGGGAATTTTTACCCTTGATTTTAACTATTGTTTTGTGTATAGTATATATATATGTAGTAGTTGATGGGTATAGGAGATTTTAAGGGGAAAGGGTAAGGAGATAGATAGTATCTTTAATATTTTGAAAAATAAAATAAAGGGGGCGGGATAACTTCTACTGCTACCACCCCCGTTCCACCCCGTCCACCTTTTGAACAGGTTTTGCAAGGGGTATGTCAAGCTTTTGTCTATCATATGTCCACCTTTCAATGACTATGCGAACATGCCTGTACAGGTTTTGTATTTTGTGTGTTTGTGTATGTTGTGTGTGTATTTGTGTGTTTTGTGTATGTGTATTTGTGTAATTGTGTATTTGTGCATATGTGTATTTGTGTATTTGTGTGTCAATACTCTTTGCAATGTGCGAAGCACATTTCCAAAAGACTTGCGGGGTGAGTAGGCTTTTGCTGTGTTGTCCCATCCATTTTGGCGTGTTTTGTGTGTGAAAGTGCAATGGCGAAAAATGCCAAGTTAGGAACATTCACAGAATGCCCTGTAAGCCTTAAAAACGGCCCTAGATTGCACGGAAGGCACGTTATAGTACATATATGCACTTTGAAAAAAATAACTCAAAATAGAGGCCTTTTTGGGGCTTGCTTGTGTTATTGTGACACTAAGGTAGTGCCACAAAAAAAAGGCTGCCGAGCAGCCCGTTGTGTAAGCAATCTTACATATGTTCTTTGGCCAGGCTAAAAAGTAAGTTGTGACGCAGTGCGTTAGATGTTAGGTGGGGCAAAGATGTAATGTAAGATAGCTTACAGAGTGAAGCTGCCGATTGCCAGTTTTTGAAATATTAAAGGAAGATTAAAAAGTTATGTAAGATAGCTTACAAAACCTAAAATCCCAGTGATTCCGGCATACTACATATAGGCGGTTACATATCTATATATACTATATATAGTATAGAACATACATTCTATATACCCTTACAACTTTTTCAAAAACATAGAACATATGTTTTCTAAAACCGGCAATAAAAAAAAGAGTAGGTTATTAGCCTACTCTTTCTATTTTATTCAATTGTATCTCAATTTTATTTAACTATCTTCGGTATTTCTCCTGTATACTTAAAAGGACTATCAGAAATTTCTAAATCTGGTTTGTCCCTACAGATGTACCCAAAACAACCACTTGCAATTTTAACGTCTGCAAATGTGAAAACTTTAGAATTATCCTCAAAGCTTTCAACATTGCCAAAGGTTAGGAGCAAGAAAAACAAGATATTTAACATCTTACTTTTCCTTTTCTAAATCCGACAATTGCTTTTCGTATTCCTCCGGCTTTTCACCTTGCGGCAATCGGGGATAACGGCGCATTAGTTCGCGCTTGTTCCTTTTCTGCAAGTGTAGGAAAGAATGTCTACCGAGATACCAGTTATACAGCCGGTAGACTGAATCTGTTGACGTTGCCATTATTCATCCTCCCATACGTCTAAAATCTCAATTGAAAACCTAGACTTATCAGTCAAAAATGGCAATGCACGCTTTTGAACATTTTCCCCGGCGACTTTAGGATTTTCACCCCTTTCACTTGTAATGTTTAAAAAAATGAATCGCCCATCTTTGAAAACAGAATAGACCACATTGTAATCTTTCATAACTCACCCCTACAGGTAGATACTCTCAAAAGTGGACAAGTCAAAAATCGCCAGTTGCTTACGTTCCGCTGCAAGCCACAACGCTTGTTCCTTGTCCTGGACGTTTTCTGAGATGTCCAGAAAATACTTGCCACTTTCGGCGTCAAACCATCCGCCGACATAGGCATCAGGCAAAGCGTAAAGGTATTCCGAATTTTCTTCGACATAATTCACAATATCCGTGATTGTCGGATTCTCTAGCACCTTTTCGAATCCGGCAAACGACACCATAAAGCCACTATGTGGGGTTTTACCCCACAAAGACAGGGAAAACCCATCACTAAGAAAATTATCAGGCAAAGCGTCTACGAACCCATTAAGAAGCAACATTTATATCCCCTTTCAGGCGAAAGATTGAATCAACCAACACAAAGGAGTACAGCACGCTTGTTGTTTGGGCGCAAAATCTAGGAATCGACGGTAAGCGTAATAACCAGTTCACCCCCCCGCCGCTCGTCCTTGCGCCGATGGTACGCTTGCGTTTCAAAATGCGCAATGCGTTGCGCCATTTGTTCACTTTCGCCAGAGTACAAAATTGTTTGGCGCTGGCGCTTGCCCACTTTTTCGACTTCAATAACCTTAACCATTTTTGTCCCCTTTGTTAACCAACTTAACGGATTCCAAAATCCGCTTGGGATCGCTTGGGCTATTGCGCTCACGCTGCCGAAAATTCTCAGCAGCTTGCTTTGCCGTTTTTGCCTCTTCAAAGCAGACAAAGCAAAAATCCTTCTCATCCTTGAAGTGATAACACATCTTGTATAGGTTCATTATCCCACCCTCCCGTTATTTGCTGCTTTGTAAGTCCACGTCACCGATTGTACAATGTATGGTGCAATTTCGTAATCATGCGCAACATCTGTATAAGCTTTTGCTAGTAGTTTATACAATTTATCTGTCACGGCAATCTGACCGCTTTTGCCAGTATCCTTCAAGCCATATAGGGCAATTGCTGCGGCATGGCGGTCGATCGTAACGGCCCTTTCATCCAACAACAAATTCCGATGAAAACTGCGCACTTTCATTCCTCCTAGAACGCTCATAGGAGATTCACCGTCAAAAATACGCTTGGCTTTTGCCAAGTTTGCGGGATAAGCCATTAGGCCAGTCAACGGCTTACCATTCTGCAATCTGGCGCATACTTCAATCGCTTGCTCCCTATTCTTAACCCAAGACAATTGTGGGGAAACAGCCGCAACGATTCCGGCAAAATGGGCAGTTGTCAGGCCAAAATTCTCACCCCAAGCCGCACAAAAGGAATTTGCTAAAGGATACCAGTTGGCGGCGCTAAATAATTCGGCTTCACTGGCACTTGCCATTACATGCTCAAAGACACTCGTGATGTTGCCGATTGCGTCCACATCGGCCAAGTGCCCAGAATTCAAAAGCTTGTTCTTTTCGCCCATTGCTTATCGTTCCTTTCAAACCAGTTTGTGAAGGTTCCCGTTCCGGTATTCTGCGATTCTTCGGTCAAATTCTGCGCAGAACGAGTACACAATAAATCCTCTGTACTCTTGTATAACACTCTCCGTTGGAATCTTCTCCAAGTCACTTGTTGGCTTCCCTTTGACCAAGGGAGTCACCCTAGCAATTGCAGTGTTGTAGCACTGTAATTCTAAGTCCAAGGTGTTGGGCAACCTTACGACTGCACCCTGAGAAATAACCAAGATACAGTCGATTTTCACAATTGCGCAATGCGCACTCTCAAACATTACGGTTTGTCCCTTTCTGCAAAGACCATGCAGCGGCAAGCGAAGTTAAACATCCTGCTAAGTGCCAAATGACTATGGTTGCAAAATCTGTAGATATCCCCAACGACATTAACCGTCAAAATAAGGATTGCTACGGAACGGGTCAACATAGGGAATCTTGCGCCCCTTACTTGTCAAGCAATAAGCTTTGCCCCCCCATTGCCATGAATTTCTGACCATAAGAAACTGCATTTTCACCCTCCCCCACGCAAATTGACCGCTTGACCATAGTTGTATACTGGCGCTTGAACGTCATAAACCCAAACATAAATATGATTATGTTGACAAATTACGGCAACATCTGTAAATCCCCAACGGCGCAAACATTGCGCCAAAAATGCGGCAGTGCGCAGAGTGATTCTAGGATACATAGAATTGTCCTTTACTTGTCACAAAGAGGGAAAAATTGCGCCATCATATCACGCAAAAAGAACCATCCATTAGTGCAAAAGATAGATAGAGAACCATCAATTTCACGAACGTATGCGAACCAAGATTCATACTCAAATTCGCTATTTTCGTCAAGCCACACAAAGACCAAAGGCTTACCATCAATCGTTTTGCCAGTCTCATACTGGTCTAAATTCTTATTCATAATCTTTATCCTTTCTTAATTACTGCATAAATTATTGTTACAAGTAAATGGAACATCGCCCCTTATTGCATTTTTGTCCAGTGTAGCTATAAGTTATTCCCTTTGCTTTATGTCTACTTTGTAAAGTCTGTGTAGCATACTGGTTAACATTCCGTAACGCAGTAGAATCCTGGTCTTTACAATC